GGCTTGTTCGACGTCTTTACGGTGCTTATCTAGTTGATCTACCGGTATTCCTGATAGTACAGCATCGTATCGTTTACCTACATAACCTTCGGATAATTCTAATGTATAATGCAATACATTATATCCCAGTGCTGCCGCGTAAGCACCCATAGCAATAACGCCCCATGATTTACCTCCGCCCGGATTACCGAATACTAATACTAAATCGCCTTTACCATAACCGCCTTGTGTTAGATCATTAAATACTTTCCAGGGAAACGGTACTGCATTACGATCATCCTTACGATAACGTGACTCAACATCAGCTTCATATATGTGGCCTATATTTTTATCTTCAGCCGCTTTTAATGCATGGTTAATTAGTTGTCTAATACCATCATAATCTCCTAAATTAAGCAAATCAACTGATGTCATAATTGCTTTTTTCATTTGTTGATTTTGACAGAAACTAGCGAATTCTGTTTCAACCCACTCTAAATCACTAGAATCAGCTGATTTATATGCCTCACGTACTGCATCTACTAATGAAATGCGTAATATCTCATTATCCATTTTTTTAATTTCAATGGATAGTGTTTCTGCTGTTGGATAAGTGTGATATGTTTGAAAATACTTTGATATATATTCAACTATCCACTTATGAGATGGACTTTCAAAATATTCACTGTCTAATGAGTCAGCAATATTTAATAAAAATTCACGTTGAGTTAGTAACGCTCCTAATACCTTGATCTGAAATACTGTTCCGTAACTCTGGAGCTTATTTAATGTTGTCATATAACCTATTTGTTTTAAAAATACTAAAAGCTGTCTAGCCCTCCAAAAATTTGATTAATCCAATTTGTTGTGTTTGGAATTGATTCACCTAATTTGTCAGCTAAATACATCTGCATAAATACATGCTTATTTAAACTATAAGAATTGTTAAAACTAGCTTTAATCTCATCTTGATTTCCTTCTGATAGAGGTATAGTTTGTAAATCCATTAATTGTCTATTAATATTCAATTGATGACTTCTTTCTATAACCGAAGCATATAATTCATGCTCATTTACTTTTTCAGCAGAATAAGATAATATTTCATTTAATTCTATTTTTCTATCTTCTAGCAGATTAGGAAATAATTTGATTAATTTTTTAGGTCCTAACCCTAATATACCAGGTAAATTATCCGAAGCATCTCCCATTAACATTTTATAGTTAATAAAGTTATAATGGCTAACCCCAAATTCTTCTAATATATCTTTTGGTTGATATATTTTTTTCTTTGTAGGTGAATATACTTGGGTTTTAGGGCTAAGTAACTGTAAGAAGTCTTTATCAGACGACATTAATGTTACTTGTTTAGTTACTGGAAATTTTTCAAATTTAACTGCTAGATATCCCATAACATCATCTGCCTCAATTCCATCTATACAGATTATTGAGATAGGTAAACATTGTAGATATTGGATTAATCTACCCATTTGGTTATTGATGGATTCTGCTTCTTCTTCCTTATTGCTAAATATATTATAATTAGTCATTCGACTTTTATTTCTATTTGCTTTATAGTCAGGATATAAGTTTCGCTTATTATTTGAACCACCAATACCATCAAATACGATGACCACTTTAGTAGGATCTATTGTACGTATAGCATACCCTAATGATTTAAGAAACCCAGTGAGCCCACCAATGTGGGCTCCATCTGGATTAATGTGGTTAATCATTGTAAAACTTCTCAAGAATGTATTTAAACCATCAATTATTAAAATTGAATCTTGAGCATTACGGGGTGTGTTATTTATACTAGATAATATGTCTGAGTATTTATTCTTCATTGTCTATTTCAATTATAGGAGATATGTTTCTACTTTCTTCCCATTCGCTTGCATCTTCTATAATTTTAATTTCACCTACTCCTGCATCTTCAGAGAACCAATTATCAGAATTTTTCTTCTTGTAATTGTTAATTGCAGTATCAGTATCATCAATGAATCCATGAGGTGTTACAATTACTGTTGAGCGTGTTGCTACACCTTCATCAATATGAATCTTATCTATTGCTATCTTTGTACGTTTAGCAAATTCAACATTTTTCTTATTCTTAACGGCTTTAAGTTTTGAAGTACCACTATTAGTAACATTACCAAATGTAATAACTAACGAGGCATCCCAATACATTGTATTACCACCTTTATTAGTCATCCTAGGTTGACTCATAGGACTTTCTGGTGGTTGTACTCCGGTTTTATTAATAACGAATAATGTATTAGTGTACGGATAATTTTCTTTTCGAGACATTGGAAATTTCTGATTGATAAAATTACCAAACTGAGTTGCCATAGCTCCTGCATTCCACATTGGGTTGTTTTTACCTTGTTCAACGCTCATATTACATGGAATTGAACCAACTGAATCCCATAAGAATAATAGATCATAAGGTAATTTACCTTTAGCTTGTTCACTTAATAGATCAGCAATAAATGCTGCTACGTCTTCAATTGTATTTAAAGAACTTCTATCTACATAAATGAAAAACCCTTTATAATCCATTATTTCACCTGTTTCTTCATCTACTGTTTCTTCAAGTTGGAATCCCATTTTTCTAGCATGTTGGAAATCCCATTTCATTTCAGTAATGATAAACACAGGTAAAATACCCATCTTTTGAGCTTCAATAGCTGCCTCTATCATTAACGTAGTTTTACCTGTATCAGAACCACCTCTAGAAATAGTGATATGTCCCATAGGTACACCTTGTAATGATAGGGCATTTTGAACAGCAGGAGAAAACGGAATCCATCTCTGTTTTTTAAATTTTACAGACTGATCTAAAAATTTAGATTTTTTGAAAGCATTTATATCAAATGTTTTCTTTAAGCTGTCTGATATTACAGACGTTAAGGTTTCCTGTTTCTTTCCCATGATTATTCGTCAAATAAGCTATCAAATTTATCCGCGTGGCTTTTCTTAGCCGCATCTGTCTCTAATGAATACGCTGGTGTTGGTGCTGTTGCGCCTTTTTCCCAAGGTAAATCACCTGCTGTTTCTTCTTCTTCATCTGTTGCTGATGCTACAGGTGTTTCTGATTCTTCAGCTGTTTCTTCTGGATTCAACCATTTATTTAACACTTCTTGTAAATCTTCAAATGCATAGTGTTTGTTAATAGCTAAAATATCAGGTTGTTCTTCTAATAATTTTTCTACTAATGCACCATCTTCTGAAATAGGTGTTGTTTTAGGTTTAACACGAAGATTACATTTAACTACTTTTCTATTTGCTACTGTATCTTCAACAGCATCAATTGTGAAATCACGACCTTCTGAAATGTCTGTGTAATCACCATAGTCTTCGTCTGCAGCAATACCTAATAATTGCTCATACGTTAATTTACCAAATTCCCATAAACGGGCACCTTTATCTTCTTCTCCACGTACGATTACAGGAGCGAAATAACGGATTTTTGGTTCAATCTTTTTAGCTAATTGCCAATCTTCTTTATCAGATGATTTGCGTAATTGTTTAGTGAACTCTACAATAGGATCTTTTTCGCCCCAATTAGTCAATGCTAAGATTGGACCTTTAGAGAACCCATAGTGAAGATAAATCTCACGAAACGGATTAGCTTTGTCGAATTTTGAAGGTAAAATACGCACTTGGTACTTACCTGGTTTTGGTTTCCAAAAGATTTTGGAATAGTCGGTCTTCTCACGGGGTTTGCCCTTTGTTTGTGAATCCGCTAACTTTTGTTTGATTAGTGATAAATCCATAATATATAACTTTATTTGTTTAATTCTTAAATGTATGATTTTTGCTTTGACAAGCCAAACTTAAAGAAATAGTATTTAGAAATTTACTATTTTAAAAATTACAGTATCCAGTTTGCGAATATCTGGACCGTTGGTTAATAATATGCTATTACGATAATTATTCCATTCTATAATGAATTTATTATCTAACATACCGTTATTTAATGATTTAATTAATGTGTTTAGCGCATTAATTGTATATAACGTATTTGATTCTTTTTTACGATGTAATAGAATGGTATGCTGCATCGGAGCGCTAGTAGCGTTATTCATATCTATGTTATAAGTACATATTAGCTC